CCGGAGGTGCCGCGCTATGCGATGTATTCCGGCTGCGTGCTCGACCAGATCACCTGGCAGATGCAGCGCTCGGGCCTGCTGACCGCCACGGCGCGGCTGGTGGCGCAGGGCGAGACGGTCGGCACGACTACCAGCGCGGGGACGCCCGCCGCGCTGGAGCTGAAGCGCTTCGGGCATTTCAACGGGGCGATCACGCGCAACGGGTCTGCACTCGGCAACGTGGTCTCGGCCGAGATCACCTATGCCAACAACCTCGACCGGATCGAGACTATCCGCTCGGACGGGCGCATCGACGGCGCGGATCCGTCCATCGCCGCGCTGACCGGCCGGATCGAGGTCCGCTTCGCTGACCAGACGCTGGTGACGCAGGCGATCAACGGCGAGGCCTGCGAAATGGAGTTCGCCTACGTCCTGCCCTCGGGTGAGAGCTTCACCTTCACCGTGCACGCCGTCTACCTGCCGCGCCCGCGCATCGAGATCTCCGGGCCGCAGGGCGTGCAGGCGACGTTCGATTGGCAGGCGGCGCGCGACAGCGTGGTCGGCCGGATGTGCACCGCAACCCTTGTGAACGACGTGGAGACCTACTGATGCTCACGCTCGACCTGACCAACGCGCCACGCTGGCATGACCTCTCGCCCGGCGTGCGGGTGCAGCTGCGCCCGCTGACCACCGCGCTAATGGTGACGACACGCAGCGACCCGGCAGTCGAGGCCGTTCCCGAGGAGGCCTCTGACGAGGAGCGCGCCGTCGCCTTCGCCAAAGCGCTGGCGCGGCGGGCGGTGCTCGCCTGGGAGGGCATCGGCGACGCGGACGGCAAGCCCATCGACCCGAGCCCGGAGGCCATCGACGCGCTGCTCGATGTCTGGCCGATCTTCGAGGCTTTCCAGCTGACCTACGTCTCGAAGGGCCTGCTGCTGGAACAGGAAAAAAACGCCTCCGCGCTCTCGCCGAATGGTCCTTCGGCGGGGGCGAGCGCTACTGCGAAGCCTGTGCGCAAACCTGCCCGGACTGCCCGGCGCGGCTGAACCGTCCGGAAACGCCGGAGGGTTGGCAGGTCTGGGACCTCGTCGGCCGTCTGGGTGGCCAGCTGCGCGTGTTGCCCGGCGCTGTGATCGGCTGGGACATGTCGGCGGCGCTCGCGCTCGGTGACGCGCTCGGCGTGCCACCGCTCGCCATGGCCGAACTGCTGCCCGTCATCGAAGTGGTGATGGTCGCCAAACTCAACGAACAGATGGATCACTCCCATGGCGGAAAAACGGGTTAGCGTCCGCCTTGCGGCCGTGGGCGGACGCCAGGTGCGCGCCGAGCTGGAAGGTGTCGGCGAGGCCGGGTCGCGAGGCTTCGGACGGCTCAGCCGCGAGATGGAGGCGGCGAACGCCCGGCTCGCGTCTTTCTCGCGCCGGGTCCGGGTCGCGTCAGCCGCTGCCGTGGCCGCCGCTGCCGCCGCTGGCGTGGCGATGATCCGCTCCGGCCTGCAGACGGTCGATGCACAGGCCAAGCTCGCCCAGTCCCTCGGCACCACGGTAGCCTCGATCCAGACGCTGGAGCGCGCCGGCGAGCTGGCCGGTGTGTCGATGTCCGGCATCGAGCAGGCCACCAAGGATCTGACGCGCCGTCTCAGCCAGGCGGCCGCTGGGACCGGTCCCGCCGCCGACGCACTGGACCGGCTCGGGCTCTCGGCCAATGAACTGATCGCCCTGCCGCTGGACCAGCGTGTCGGCGCAATCAACGCAGCCATCGAGAGCTTTGTGCCCGCTGCCGAACGCGCCGCCGTCGCAGGCCAGCTTTTCGGCGAGGAAGGCTCCATCGCGATGTCGCGGATCGACACCGCGACGCTGCGCCAGGCGACCGAGGACGTGCTCGCTTTCGGGGTCGTTGTCTCCGAGCAGGATGCCGACCAGATCGAGCGGACGAACGATGCGATCTCGCGGCTCGGGCTGATCTGGCGCGGGCTGTCGAACCAGCTTGCTGTCGCTGCAGCCCCCGCGCTGGAAGCCGTCGCGGATGCCATGGCGGCTGTCGCGAGCCGCACCGGGCCGCTCGGCATTGCCATCCGCGGGCTCTTCGACAACATCGGTCGGCTGACCACCTATGCCGCCACCTTCGCGGCTTTCCTCGCGGGCCGATGGGTCGCCGGCATGGCCGCTGCGGCGCTCTCGGTCCGGGGCCTCGCCACCGCGCTCGTTGTCTTGCGCGGCGCGCTCATCCGCACCGGCATCGGCGCGCTGATCGTCGGAGCGGGCGAACTCGTCTACCAGTTTACGCGCCTCGTCTCCGGCGCTGGCGGCTTTGGCGAGGCCATGTCGCTCCTGAAGGATATCGCCGTCGAGGTCTGGGAGCGGATCAGGATGGGCGCCGCAGCGGCGGGTGCCGCCGCCACGGCGATGTTCTTCGACCTGAAGGCCGACGCCGCGTCGGGCATGCAGAGCGCCATCGAGAGCGTCGTTGCTTTCGGCAACACGGCGGCGAACACGTTCGAAGGCGCCTACGAGGCGATCAAGGCGATCTGGGGCCTGCTGCCCGCCGCCATCGGCGATCTCGCGTTCCAGGCGGCCAACAGCCTGGTCGACGGCGTCGAGGCGATGCTGAACGGCGTGGTCGCGCGCATCAACGGCTTCATCGGCGGGATCAACGAGGGGCTTGAAGCCCTCGGCTCCGATAGGCGCATCTCGCTGGTGCCCGACCTCGACCTTGGCGAGATCGAGAACCGCTTCGAGGGCGCGGCCAGCGCTGCCACGACGGCTGCGCAGGCGGCCTTCGACCGGGCCTTCGAGGACAACCCGCTCGCCGCACCCGACCTCGGTCTGACCGAGGCGGCGAACCGCGCGCTCGAGTCCGCGAACCTCTATCGCGGCGCGGCTCGTGATCTGGCCGAGGGCGCTCGCGCGCCTCTCGAAAGCTGGCAGGTCCTGCGCGACGCGGTGCGCGGCACCGACGAGGCCAGTGCCGATGCGCTGACCGAGGCCACGGGTGCTGCCGAGCGGCTCGAGACCGCGCTCGGCGATGCCGGGCGCGCCGCGACGGGTGCAGGCGCGGCGGCCGGGGCGGCGGCAGCTGCCGCCGAGCCAGACACCGAGGCTGCCGTCACCGGTTGGCAGGCGGTCACGGCGGCGCTGTCGGATTACGCCAGCAAGGCGCGCGAGATCGGTGGCGATATCGGCCAGAGCCTCGTCGGCGCCTTCCAGTCGGCCGAGAACGCCGTGGGCCAGTTCGTGAAGACCGGCAAGCTGAACTTCCGCGACCTGGTCACCTCGCTGCTCGCCGATCTCGCCCAGCTCGCGGCGCGGCGGTTCATCCTGGGGCCGATCGCGAATGCGCTCTCCGGCGTGTTCTCCGGGGCGGGCGGCATTTTCGCCAACGTCCTGCATGCGGGCGGCATGGTCGGATCGGCCGGACCTTCGCGAATGGTCCCGGCCATGGCCTTCGCCGCTGCGCCGCGGATGCATTCCGGCGGCATGGCGGGGCTTCGCCATGACGAGGTCCCGGCGATCCTGCAGCGCGGCGAGCGGGTGCTGTCGCGGCGGGAGGCCCAGACCTACGGCGCAAGCGGCGGCGTCAACGTCACCATCATGGCCCGCGACGCCGAGAGCTTCCGGCAGTCCCGCACACAGGTCGCTGCCGACATCGCCCGCGCCGTCTCGCTCGGGCGGAGGGGCATGTGAGTGCGACCCCGCAAGTGGGAACCGGTTGCGGGGGCCAGAGCAAGAACCATGGAGAGACTTGATGGCGTTCCACGAGGTCCGGTTCCCCGACAGCATCAGTCGCGGCGCGCGGGGCGGGCCGGAACGGCGCACGCAGATCGTCGAGCTTGCCTCGGGCGATGAGGAGCGCAACGCCAGTTGGGCGAACTCGCGCCGTCGCTACGATGTGGCGTACGGCATTCGCCGCGCCGACGATTTGGCGGCAGTCGTCGCCTTCTTTGAGGCGCGGAACGGTCGGCTCCACGGTTTCCGCTTCAAGGACTGGGGCGACCACAAGTCCTGCCTACCTTCGGGCACGGCGTCGCCGAGCGACCAGGAGATCGGCACTGGTGATGGAACGACCGCCGCCTTCCAGCTGGTGAAGCGCTACGCCTCCGGTGCGCAATCCTGGACACGCGCCATCGCGAAGCCGGTGGCGGGCAGCGTGCGCATCGCGCTCGGCGGCGTGGAGCAGCCCTCCGGCTGGTCGGTCGACACCGCCACCGGCGTCGTCACGTTCAGCGCTGCGCCGGGTGCTGGCGTCGCCATCACCGCGGGCTTCGAGTTCGACGTGCCGGTCCGCTTCGACACCGATGCGCTCGACGTGACGCTCGACCTCGAGCGGCTCGGCTCGATCACCTCCATTCCGCTACTGGAACTGCGCCGATGAAGACCCTTGATCCCGCCCTGCAGGCCCATCTCGACGAGGGCACGACGACACTCGCCTGGTGCTGGCGGATCACTCGGGCAGACAGCGTCACTTTGGGTTTCACGGATCACGACCGGACGCTGAGCTTCGACGGGGCCGACTTTGAGCCGGAAAGCGGGCTGACGGCGTCCGAGGTCCGTTCCGGCTCGGACCTCTCGGTCGATGCGCAGGACGCCGAGGGCGTGCTGACCTCCAACCGGATTACCGAGACCGACATCCTCGACGGCCGCTGGGACAACGCCGAGGTCGAAGTCTGGCGGGTGAACTGGGCCGATACCGGGCAGCGGGTGCTGATGCGGCGCGGCGCCATCGGCCAGATCCGGCGTGGGCGGCTTGCCTTCGTCGCCGAGGTCCGCTCGCTCGCCCATGTGCTGGGCCAGACGGTCGGGCGGACCTTCCAGGCGACCTGCGACGCCGCGCTCGGCGATGCGCGCTGCGGCGTCGATCTGGATGACCCGGCCTTCAAGGGCACGGGCGCGGTGATCGATCTGCTGCGCGACCGAGCCTTCACCGCCTCGGGGCTGGGCGGGTTTGATTCCGGCTGGTTCACCTTCGGCACGCTGGACTGGACGAGCGGCGCGAACGCGGGGCGTCAGACGGAAGTGCTGGGCCACGACGTCACGGACGGCATCGCCTTGCTGACACTGCTCGAGGCGCCGGTGCGCGCGATCGCAGAGGGCGACGGCTTCACCATCCGCGCGGGCTGCGACAAGCGGATCGAGACCTGCGGGGCGAAGTTCGCCAACACGGCCAACTTCCGCGGCTTCCCGCACATTCCCGGCCAGGACACCATCCTGCGGTACGCGACGAAGGACGGCGGCCACGACGGAGGCGTGCTGTGACGTCGGCCGACCCAGACAGGGTCATTGCCGCGGCGCGCGCGTGGCTCGGCACGCCGTATCACGACCAGGCGAGCCTGCGCGGCGTCGGCTGCGATTGCCTCGGGCTGGCTCGCGGGGTCTGGCGCGAGATCGTCGGCCCCGAGCCGTTCCGGATCCCGGCCTACAGCCGCGACTGGGGCGAGACGGGCCCGCGCGAGGTTCTGGCGGAAGGCGCGCGCGCCATGATGATTGAGATGGCATCGGCGGCGGCCGGTCCCGGCGCGCTGGTCCTCTTCCGCATGAAGCCCCGCGCCATCGCCAAGCATGTCGGGATCCTCACCGGGCGCGACAGCTTCCTTCATGCCTATGAGCGCCTTGGGGTGATCGAGGAACCGCTCACCCCATCCTGGCGGCGGCGCATCGCTTTCGCCTTCCTGTTTCCGCAACGCTGAGATCCAACCATGGCAACGCTTGTCCTCGGCGCGGCTGGCGCCGCCATTGGCGGCAGCATCGGCGGCGCGATCCTCGGTGTCAGCGCCGCGACCATCGGCGGCTTCATCGGTTCGACCGTTGGCTCGGTCGTCGACAGCTGGATCATCTCGTCGCTGGCGCCCACGCAACGCATCGAGGGCGCGCGGCTCGACACGCTGCGCATCACCTCGGCCACCGAGGGCGCGGTGATCCCGCGGCTCTACGGGCGCATGCGCATGGGCGGCAACATCATCTGGGCGACCGATTTCCGCGAGGAGACGAAGACCACGACGCAGGGCGGCGGCAAGGGTGGCGGGGGCGGCAAGGTCAAGACGACCGAGTATCTGTACTACGCCTCTTTCGCCGTGGCGCTCTGCGAGGGGCCGATCACCGGGATCGGGCGCATCTGGGCCGACGGCAAGCCGATGGACCTCTCCGGCGTCACCTGGCGCTGGTATCCCGGCGACGATGCGCAGACGGCGGACCCGTTCATCGCGGCCAGGATGGGTGCGGCGCATACCCCGGCCTATCGCGGCACCGCCTATGTGGTCTTCGAGGAACTGGCGCTCTCGACCTACGGCAACCGTCTGCCGCAGCTGTCCTTCGAGGTGTTCCGCCCGCTCGCCGATCCCGACACCGCCGAGGGGCTGACCCGCGCCGTCACCATGATCCCCGCCTCGGGCGAGTTCACCTACGCGACGCAGGCCATCCGCAAGACCGATGGCGGCACGACGGTGCCGGAAAACCTGAACGCGCTGGCCGACTCCACCGACATGGTCGAAGCGCTGGACCGGCTGCAGGCCATGGCCCCGGCTGTGACAAGCGTCAGCCTCGTTGTCGCCTGGTTCGGCGACGACCTGCGCGCGGGATCCTGCAAGGTGCGGCCGGGTGTCGAGGTGTCGGCCAAGTCGACGACGCCCGCGAGTTGGTCGGTGAACGGCGTCAGCCGGGCCAGCGCCTTCCTCGTCAGCCGCGACGATCAGGACCGCCCCGTCTATGGCGGCACGCCGTCCGACTTCGCAGTGGTGCAGGCGATCCAGGAGATGAAGGCGCGCGGGCTGCGGGTGACCTTCTATCCCTTCATCCTGATGGACGTGCCGCCCGGCAACACGCTGCCGAACCCATATTCCGACAACGCCGCCGATATCGGCCAGCCTGTATTCCCCTGGCGTGGGCGGATCACCTGCTCGCCCGCTGCTGGTTTCGCAGGGACCGTGGACAAGACAGCCGCGGCCGCCGCGCAGGTCGCGGCGCTGTTCGGCGCGGCCACGCCAGCCAACTTCAGCGTCTCGGGCGAGAGCGTCAGCTGGACCGGCACGCCCGGCGACTGGGGCCTGCGGCGCATGGTACTGCACTACGCCCATCTCTGCGCGGCGGCGGGCGGGGTCGATGCCTTCCTGATCGGGACCGAGATGCCGGGGCTGACGACGATCCGCTCGGGCGCGTCCACCTATCCGGCGGTGCAGGCCTATCGGGACCTCCTTGCCGATGTCCGCTCGATCCTCGGGTCCGGGACGAAGATCGGCTGCGCCGCCGACTGGTCGGAGTATTTCGGGCACCAGCCGAGCGACGGCTCAGGCGACGTGTTCTTCCATCTCGACCCGCTCTGGGCGGACCCGGAGATCGATTTCGTCGGAATCGATAATTACATGCCGCTCTCCGACTGGCGGGACGGGTTCGAGCATCTCGACGCGGCCGAGGGTTGGCCCGCGATCTACGACCGGGCCTACCTGCAGGGGAACATCGCGGGCGGCGAAGGCTTCGACTGGTTCTATGCCAGCGCCGCCGACCGATCCGCGCAGGTCCGGACGCCGATCACCGATGGCGCGGCGGCGAAGCCGTGGGTCTTCCGCTACAAGGATCTGCGCAGCTGGTGGTCGAACGCGCACTACAATCGCCCCGGTGGGGTGGAGGCCGGGACGCCGACGGCATGGGCGCCGCAGTCGAAGCCGATCTGGTTCACCGAGTTGGGATGTCCGGCGATCGACCGGGGCACGAACCAGCCGAATGTCTTCTTCGATCCGAAGTCGTCAGAAAGCTTCACGCCGCATTTCTCGCGGGGCTGGCGCGACGACGCGATCCAGCGCGCCTATCTGGAGGCGACGTATCTCTGGTGGGGCGATGCCGCGAACAACCCGGTCTCGTCGGTCTACGGCGACCGGATGGTGCATGTGCCCGAGTGCGCTGCCTGGACCTGGGACGCGCGACCCTATCCGTTCTTCCCGGCGCTGACCGACATTTGGACCGATGGCGCGAACTGGCGGCTTGGGCACTGGCTGACCGGACGGCTCGGGGCGGTGTCGCTCGCGGCCCTCGTGCGGCACCTCTGCCTGCGCGCCGGGCTGCCCGAGTCCCGCATCGACGTCACCGGTCTCTGGGGCGCGGTCGAGGGTTACGCCATCACGGCTCTGGAAAGCCCGCGCGCCTCGATCACCACGCTGTCGCGGCATTTCGGCTTCGACGCTGTCGAGACCGAGGGCGTGATCCGCTTCGTGATGCGCGGGCGGGCGTCCGTCGCCACCCTCGCGCCCGACGACCTGGTCGCCGGTCGTGAAGGTGACATTCTCGAGTTGACGCGCGGCCAGGAGACGGAACTGCCGCAGGCGCTGAAATGGCAGATCGCGCGCGCCGACGAGGACTACGACGCCGCCCTCGTCGAGGCGCGGCGGATCACCGTGGACACGACCCGGATCGCCTCGGAGTCCTTTCCCATGGCGGTGCCGCCCGAGGAGGCCGAACGCCGCTGCCGCCGCGCGTTGATGGAGGCGTGGGTGGGGCGCGAGACGGCGGCGTTCCGTCTGCCGCCCTCGCGGCTCGCGCTGGATCCGGCCGACGCGATCCGGCTCGCGCATGACGGGCGGCTGGTCGATCTGCGGCTCGTCTCCATCGCCGACGCCGAGGCGCGCGGGATCGAGGCGGTGCGCGAGGACCGAGCGACCTACGACCTGCCGCCCGGCGATCCGCGCGCGGCGTCGCTGACGCGCGCCGTGGTGTTCGGCGCACCGGATGCGGTGCTGATGGACCTGCCGCAGCTGACAGAGGACCAGCCCGCACACCGGCCGCTGGTCGTCGCGCACGCAGTTCCCTGGCCCGGCGAGATGGCGGTGTTCCGCAGCCCCTCGACCGATGGCTTCGAGCTGCTGACCACGTTCGGCAGCCGCGCCCGGATCGGGACGCTGGTCTCGGACCTCTACGCCGGGCCCACGTCTCGCTTCGACCTCGGCAACGTGCTGGTGGTCGATCTGCTGATCGGCACGCTGGAGAGTGTCACCGACCTGACGCTGTTCGGCGGTTCCAATGCGCTGGCGGTAGAATCCGTGCCGGGCATCTGGGAGGTCGTACAGGCGGGTGCCACCGAACTGATCGCCCCCGGCCGCTATCGCCTGACCCGGCTTTTGCGCGGCCAGCGCGGCACCGAAGCGGCGATGGGCAATCCCACCCCGGCTGGGGCACGGGTGGTGGTACTGGACTCAGCGCTGGCCTCGCTGCCGATCGCCGAAGCCGATCTCGGCATCCCGTGGAACTGGCGCATCGGCCCGGCCAGCCGCCCGGTCAGTGACGAGACCTATGTCGCGCAGACTTTCACGCCGGGGGGCGTCGGGCTGCGGCCGTTCTCCGTGGCCCATGTCGAGCAGCCGTGGCGCACGCCGCGCTCACCCGGCGATCTGACCATCCGCTGGACCCGCCGGTCCCGCGCGCTCGCGGCCGACAGCTGGGGCGCGGTCGAGGCCCCGCTCGCCGAAGAACTGGAAGCCTACGAGGTGGAGATCCTTGATGGCGCGACCGTCAAGCGGGTGCTGAGCACGACCACCACCAGTGCAGTCTACACCGCCGCCCAGCAGACCGCCGACTGGGGCGCGCCGTTCGCCCCCGCCGACACGCTCGACATCCGCATCTACCAGCTCTCCGCCCTTGTGGGGCGGGGCGCGCCGAAGACCGTCACGCTCATGTTCTGAAGGCTTCTCCCATGTCCGACGCCACGACCCATCTCCTGCTGCCCTACATCCTGGCGGCGCAGGCCCAAAAGCATGTCACCCACAATGGGGCACTGCGGATTCTCGACGGGCTCGTCCAGCTCTCGGTCCTCGACCGGGATCTGACAGCGCCGCCCGGCAGCCCCGCCGACGGCGACCGCTACATCGTCGGCTCGGGCGCGACGGGCGATTGGGCGGGCTGGGACCTGAACGTCGCGCTCTGGACCGACGGCGGGTGGCTGCGCCTGCCGCCGCGGACGGGCTGGCGCGCGTGGGTCGAGGACGAGGGGCTGCTGCTGGTCTACGACGGCGCGGGCTGGATCGGGTCAACGCCGAATGCGCTGCAGAACCTCGCGCTCCTGGGGCTCGGCACGACGGCCGACCCCGCGAACCCGTTCTCGGCCAAGCTGAACGCCGCGCTCTGGACGGCGAAGACCGTGGCCGAGGGCGGCACCGGCGATCTGTTCTACACCATGAACAAGGAGGCTGCGGGTGACGATCTCGGCCTGACGCTGCAGACCGGCTTCGTGACCAAGGCGCTGGTGGGGCTCTTCGGCTCCGACCGCTTCCGGCTGGCAGTCTCTGCCGACGGCAGCACCTTCTTTGATGGGCTCAGCGTCGACAACGCCACCGGCATCGTCGATCAGCCCCGGCTGCCGCGGTTCAAGGCCTGGACGAACTACGATAACTACGTCGGCGTCGGTACCTGGACGAAGATCGGACTGAACAACACCGACACCAACGACCAGGGAGCCTTCGACGCCGCGAACAACCACTTCGTGGCGCCCGTCGACGGCACCTACCTCTTCGGCGCGACGCTGCTCTACAAGATCAACGCCAGCGCAACGGCGAGGATGCGCGGGCGGTTGGTCCTGAACGGCACCACCGAAATCCGCGGCTCCCTCGGCGAAATCTCCGCCACCCACGTCTCCCTCGCCACCGCGATCTGGCTGCAGACCATGGTCCCGCTCACCGCGGGCGATACCGTCGAGCTGCAGGGGTATTTCCGGGTCGCGGACGGCTATTTCGCCGCCGACCACACGTCCTTCTGGGGCTGCAAGATCGGCTGAGCGGCGAAAGGAGGACCTGATGACACCACGCCGATCCGATCATGGCTTCGTGCGCATGCCGGACGCCGAGTTCGAGGCGATCCTGACGCGGGCGGCCGAAGAGGGCGCGAAGCGCGCGCTGGCCGATGTCGGCCTCGACGGCGACGAGGCCGCGCTCGACATCCGCGATCTGCGCTCCCTGGTGGACTGCATCCGGCTGGTGCGCCGCACCGCCATGCAGACGGCAGTCCGCATGATCACCACCGGCGTCATGCTGGCGCTGCTGGCCGGGATCGCCATCAAGCTCAAGATCTTCGGCGGCGGTCCGTAGCCGCTCACCATCCCCATCCATCAGCCCAACCGCACCCGCCCTCAAGGCGGGTTTTTTCGTTTCGGAGGACCCCC